CTGGAGCTTCTCCTGCCGCCGCCCCTGAAGCTACAGGTACCGCCGCCCCTCAAGCTGCAGGTGCTGCTGCCCCTGAAGCTACAGGTACCGCCGCCCCTCAAGCTGCAGGTGCTGCTGCCGGCGCTCTTGCTGGCGCTCTTGCTGGCGCTTCTGCCGCAAATCAAGTTCAAGGAGCGGAAGGATATTCCACCTTGAAGGGGTCCCCTTTAATGGGTGGAAGGCGCCGTAAACACGGTCGCGGTCGTAAGGGCTGCCAGAGCCATAGCCAGAGCCAGAGCCATAGCCAGAGCCATAGCCATAGCCATAGCCAGAGCCAGAAAGGCGGTATGGTTCCCGGTCTTATGACTGCAGTTGAAACTGCGCTGGTTCCTTTAGGTCTTTATCTCACCCAAAAGACACTTCAGTCGCGCAGGTCTGGAAGCCGTTCTCTCGGAAAGTCGTTTAATTTCCGCCGTTCTTCCCGTCGTTCCCGTCGTCGTAATTAATACTATCGCACTGCGTGTGAGGTGAATGAATATAAACATAAAACAATATATGTTTATATCTTCAAAGCTTTTCTGTCCACCGAACAAATGAACCCGACTTCTATTATGACTGCATCTTACACAACCCCGCCTACTCTTGAAACTAAAATCAAGCGCTGGGTTGAATTAGATAATAAGATAAAAGAGACAGCGGAAGAAGCCCGGGATATCCGAACCGAAAGGGCAATCATCAACGATGAAATACTCGAAATTGTCGAATCAAAACAACTGACGCAAGCAACGGTTAATATTTCTGATGGGAAGTTGAAATTCGTTAGTACAAAACATACGGCACCACTTACGCTGACATACATTGAAAAATGTCTAGGCGAGTTAATAAGCAACAGCAAACAGGTTGAGCAAATTATGTCGTATATTAAGAAGAACCGGGAAACAAAGGCAACGATGGAAATTAAACGAGTTTATAATTCAAAACCAGGTTCCGGTTCAGATGCAGGGGGGAAATCAAATAATAATGACGGCGATGGCGATGATGAAGCGTAAAGAATATTATCTATGATATATAGAGCAAAATTGATACTATATATCATAATGTCAAAGATCAAGATAAGCGAGTATTTCAATCCACACCAACATTTGGTTTTTCATCAGGATAAAGATGGAAATATGCTTGGTGGAGGGTATCAATTAAATAATTTGATGCATCATAATAAATGCCCGTTGTTTGTATCTCTCGATGATAAAATGACGGGAGGTGGACATATCGGTGGTGGTGGTGGTGGTGGGCGTAGCGATGAAATGGAAAACCAGCACTTTATTCCTGAAAAGTTCAGCGACCTATTTCGCGATTTAGCAGTTCCGGCGGGGTTGTTTATGATGCCGGCAATGTTTAAACCACGAAATTACGCTTTTGAGGTGGCAGAACGGGACGCAGGCGCTGACGCCGACGCGCAGGATAATGGTAATAACTCCGACGATGATTCCGACGATGATTCCGACCCACACACAAAATCAGTGCCCAATGATATTTTTGATACACTTCTGGCACTCGTCGCTCCGAGCGAGAGAATCCAACACGACGTAAAGACGCGGCGACATCGCGAACGCACGGGTGAACCCGAAAAGAAGCATAATAATAAGAAGAACACGACGAGGCGAACTCGAAATATGAAATGAATAGGAAATGAATAGGAAATGAATATGAATACGAATGTAAATAACCTTTGGTCGAGAGATTATTTACATTTTAGTTATTACAAAAGAGACCACGCCGATTTATTAAACGGGGCAACAACAATATCGTTAATTTTCGCTTTCATTTCATTCACCCGTTTCTCATGTTCCGGATTCAACATTTTTCCGGCCTCATAATTTTGTATACCAGACATTAGTTTGGACGACGCTGAATTCATATCCGGCTTCTCTCCGTAGCAATTCACGCCTAATTTCATATTTGCATCACCAATATACCCGCCGTTGATACCTGGACGACCACAACTATTCTTCAACGCAGGGTCATTGTTCTTCTGCAATTCTTCCCAGGTTGACTTCTGAGTCGGATAAAGTATCATCTGATTATCCGACCAACCATAGGAACACCATTCTGCGCCGGATTTATACGCCTCTTCCATCTGGTCAATATTCGCAAGTTCAGCGCCGTATGCATTGCATAACGCCTTCGCATTGTCATAATCATATATACTAGATGGAATATGGAAAACCTGTTTTCGCATTTTGAGTGATGGACTACCTCCTAAATCCCCATTGCCAGTTGTCTCATCCACTGGGACTGTTTGAGAAATATTTATTTGTGGATCCGTCGAAAGTAGATTGGATATTTCTGTCGTTATGTTAGTATTAAAAAAGTAATGAAATCCATTCAGAAGAATAATAATAATAAAAATTGCCCATAAGAATATTTCAATAATGGATATATTCGCAAATAAAGTATTTTCACGAGTATCGGAATCACCGTTACCACTACCGGCTAAAGCATTTATTATAATATAACCCATAAAAATAACAACCAGAATCAAAATAATGACGCGGGGATTAATAAATTCGTCGATTTTCCCGTCCATCCAATCAAACATCCCACTTACTTCATTCAATCCAATACTAGCGGCTTTTGGAAGCGCACCTTGTAGAGATGACTGAGGGGTGGGTCCGGGTGCTGGTGCAGGTGCGGGTGCCGGTGCTCCCGGTGTATTTACTTTTGTGGATGATGCAGACATACTATATATTGTTGGTATATTATCGCAATTGTTTGTTGTTTGTTGTTGTTATTCTATTTGTTATTCACCGTTTTTTCTACATTCTGTCGTTTACGATAAAATAAACAATATGGTAAATTACTCGTTATCGTATTCCCTTTCATTTCTACTTGCTTTACACTCTCATCATTAAATGCATACCATACATTATTGGCTGTGCATATCGTTGCAGTATAATGACCGCCGCTACTTGAGTTTCCGTGATGATTGCATACTGCATATAAATCGTATACATAACTGTCGCGCTTATATCCATTAACAAATGAACTCATATTCAAACCAGTAAGCGGGATTTCAACCGGTATTGATATTTTGACTGGCCCCCGCTCCGTATATTGAACTCGTTTAAGATCAATAATCATAATATTCGGTAAACTCCAATACATTGTTCCTCGCTTGACGTCCTGATACTTGTTTGTTGTACTATTGAACCACGCGTTCTCTCCTTGCATCAACTCCCCCGCACAATAATGAGCAAAACAGTCTATCAAGGTCGGGATTCGCGATTTCCCCGTATCCGGTATTTCAACAATCGGAATAGATAGAGAAATAATTGAAAACGGTTCGGGGGAAATGCTTAATACCTCGCCGGACGCAGAACCAGCGTCATTACCCCCCACCTCCGTTATAACCGACATTTGAATCCCATAGAATAAATTCAGCATTTCCGAGTAATTCTTTGTATACATTTGTTGCATCATTTCATAACATTTACGCCCGATAACGTCCTTGTTATTATTAATATCACCTGTTATTGTCATATTCACTTCTCTCGAAAGAGCCATATGAAACGAATCCAGCATAAATACTAAGAACTCCTGAACGTCGTTTTGCGAATTGTGTGTGAATAATTCTTGGTTCTTCAATCGCGCAATCTGTTTCATTGATGCCATAAATCCACCCGGGGATACGATACAGTTCTCACTCCACATGAGCGTTCGCAGTTTATCCCATTCACTCAAAAGAACGGCGTCCGGTTTCTTCGTAAGGCGTTTCTTATATTTTTCATCATTTAAAAACCGATTTAATTCGTATGTATGAGAGAGTGCCTGTAAACACGAATTCACAAAACACGTATTTCCAAGATTCATTAACCCGGTTATACCTTTATTTATAAAATCGGGGAATCTTTCGTCGGTTTGCGCCATTGGAATAGTTATATGAACTTTGTATTCTAATAAATTATTCGGTTTAAGTTTTATTATATACGCGCACGCGCACGCACGCACGCGCGCAACTTCGCAACTGTATAAAATTGAATGTTATTCCTACGAATAGAATGCAAGAAACGAAGCACGCCATCATACAATGTCTCTTATTCTCGGTGAGTTTATAGTTATGGCTTGGGGGTTCTTTGTCGTTATTTTGGTATTGGTTACCTGTATTGATGTACAGTCCAAGGACCGCGAACGCGAAGACCGCGCGGATTGTCGTCGTCGTCGTCGCTGTATTCGTGAACGTGAACTGGTTGCGCGTAAACGCCTGGAAATAAGATATAGATAGAATACTGTTTACATATCTATTGCAAATGAGCTCGAATCATAATAATACACAACATCGACACGGTGGTGGCGGAACCCACGCTAATGAAAACAGAAATACTTACGGCTATTATGACCAATTCCACCTGAATCAGTATTACAATGCAGTCGAAGACGAACAGATCTATATGGACGAATATACTTCTCTCATTTTGAGATATAATGAGTTTATTGTCAATGCAAATGTATTGTTTACACGTATGGAACAAACTCTTCGAGAGAATTTGACGCGAACACAGACCCGCCAGTATTTTTATTTTCATCAATCTGAAGAGTTTCGGAATGCTCGGAATAGTCGAAGAAACGAACGGGTCGATGCTCCCGCCGCGCCCCATGTCGCCCCTGCCGCGGCCACCACCGTCGCTCCTGTCGGCCCTGCCGCTGCCCCTGCCACCGCTGCCACCGCTGCCCCTTCCACCGCTCCTACGCGTTTGAATGAGCTATTGCCCCGACTGTTGTCTAGGTATCTTACAGCCAATATTGCTCGCGAGGCAAGCGAACGCCAACCTCCACCCCCTCCTCTTATTCCTCAAGAAGAGGTGAATAATATATTTTCAATGCTATATACGGGCCCGATTGCGTTTCGCACGAACACGAATCATACAGGCACCGGAAACGCAGGTAGCGGACCCCCGACGAATGACCAAATCAACCGTGCAACATTAAACACCTTATTTTCAAACATTCTATCTCCTGTCAATGCAACGTGTCCCATAACCCGCGATGAGTTTGATGATAATACACCAATAACAATGATACGCGGATGCAATCACATCTTCAATCGCGATAGTTTGAGATCATGGTTCGCACAACACCCTACTTGTCCATTATGCAGAAGAGATATTCGAGAATATCAGGAATCCGCCGCACACCAGGAACAAGGCGATAATCCTGCGAATATATCAATCGATAGTATCAACCAAAATCATATAACATTTTCATATGATTTGCCCGCGAATTATAATTATGAAGATGATTATCGACATATTATTAATACCATAACTAGACCTCAAACTACTAACCGGATTAACAATACCGGGGGTGGTGGCGCCGCCTCCGACCACGACCACGACCACGACCACGACCGCGACCACGACCACGACCATGACCAC